CGACAGCACACTGCTTCGACGGAGCCTTCACCGGCCCACTCATCAAATCGTCTAACGCATCTGCCAGAGCCACCCGTGCCTCCTACTGGCTACGGTTTTCCGCCTTGCACCGAGAGCACTTCACTGCCCACGGTCTTGTCACGAACACCGCTAACACTCTATTGCATCTCCAACACCTCGGGGCATCATCCGTAACAGCGGTACGTCCATAGGGGTCACTCATAGCGCACCATGCACTCAAAATTGGCGGACACCATAGGACGCTGATTCTCATCCTCCCCCATAGGAATAATCGAGCCCTGAGACTGGATACGCAAAATCGGGATAGTCGAAATAATCGTATTCGTGACAGCACCCAACAGTGCCCGAATCGCCTCCGCTTGATTACGAGCCGTCGGGTAATCACCCCGACCAGCGCGACAAATCACCTGAATCACAGGACGGTCAATCGCCCACGGGTCCGACCCCATCGTGAACTCAGGAGTGTTACCAACAGCCTCATACACGGCGATGCACGCATCAGGCGACTCCGGCAGCACCGCGAGAAAAATATCTGTCCCCTGAGTGCCATACCCATTCGTCTGCAAATAATCACCAACGGCTTCAAGAATCGTACTCATGCGCCTATCTCAAATCTTTTAGCGATCATGTCCAGCACACGATGCGTCATACGGTCACCCATGCCACGAGCGTAAAGCCGCACAGGATTCTCCAAATACTTCCAGCGCGTCGGGAAATCATGCTTGTAACCCGTACCCCAACGGCCACCACTATTCGGTGGCACCTCATGAACGATCGCCGCATACGGAGCAGCAGGACCGCCATAACGAATGAAACACTCAATTTTCGATCCACGAACGAACGGACCCCGAACCTCACCCGACGTCAACAAGTTACCTGTCCGAACTGGCACAAACGACTGAGACATCACAAAAGCCTCATCGGCTTCTTCCTTCAACGCTTTCGCCGCGAACTTCGGAGCATCCTGACCAGCGACAATGAAAGCCTTCATCAAAGGCTCCAAGTTCTTCACCCGAACTCGCTTAGCCATCAGCCCTGCCCAAACCCAATAACAGAATGATGATCCCCATCTTCATCCTGAATCGTGTCCACACTCGTAATCTTCGGTGTCGACCCATCTGGCAACGTGATCTGCCACTGCGTCGTAGCCGACGCTGCAGCACCATACAAAATCGCTCGACCAGTCTCCACAATCTCGCGACCCTGCTGATCCCGCAAAATCCGCTCCTCCCACACAAGGCGAGCGCGATACGACGTGCCCGAAGCAGCAAACGTCTGCTTCCCGTAACGGTCAAGGGAACTCTGCCCCTTCAACGTCACCGTCTCCAACATCAACGGCAGAAACTCACTAGAGATAGCCACGATTACGCCCTGTAATAATCAGTCTGACCCGTGTAGAACTCTGTGCCATTATCCGGCGGCACCGTCTTATCGACGGCACGCTTGATGTTATTCGGCGAAATCCACGGCGTCGGAGGTTCACGGCGAGCACCCAATTCGAGCAACTCAGTCGCGAGCATGAAGTAAGCCTTAGCGCGATCCGCATACGAGATCGACATATCTCCGACGCTCTTGCTCTGCGCCTTACGGGAGAACTGAGACGCGACAGCGTAAGCCGCATCATGGGCAGCCTGATAGATCGAGCCACCCGACTCCGTGATCACATAAGTGATCTCCTCATCAGACAACAACTGATCATCAGTGTCCGTGTCCCCAATCAGGAACCGAACCTTGTCCTTCGACGAATCCGAAGGATCACCCGAATAAGACCATGTCATTACTGCTCCTTACACGCAGAGGGGGCCGACAGGGATCAACCCGCCGACCCCCTCCACAGGGATGTTCGATTAGGAAGCCGCCATGATCCCGACAGCATCCAGTGCGTCGAGGATAGCCTCGATCGCGGTGCGTGCCTCAGCATCCTGAGTGGCGCCACCGCTCGGATCAGCGATGTTCGACACCGGATCACCGAGGTCGATGGTGCCGCCAGCGGTCAGATTGCCAGTGACCGTCAAGTCACCGGAAACCGTGGCGTCATCGCCAACTGCGAGATCGTCATCGGTCGACAAGTCGCCGACGAGTGCTTCTCCACGAGTAAGACGGTTGCTCATGCTTCCTCCTAGGCGACGGCGCTGTTGAAGAAGTAACCGAGATCGTTGGCGACAACCTTGTTGTCGAACGCGACCTCAGCCTCAACGCGGGCAGCCTTCAGGCTCTCCATGCGGAACTGCGACGTTCCAATGGTGGAACCGAGCCCACCCGACACGCCAGTCCACGCGAAGATGTAGCCAGCGGACGGGGTCATCAGACCCGGGTTGGGTGCAACGTGCAGCAGGCACGCGGCCTTACCGAAGTTGAACCCGTAGGAGGCAGTCAAGCCCTCCGCAGCGGAGTTACGCACCGACTTCGCGACGAGGATGCGATCGACGCCGAACAGGCGAGCCATCATCTCCTCGGTGATCACGCTAGAAGTGGTGTACTTGTAGCGGTCAACGATGTCAGGGTGGTTCTTCAACTGGCGGAACGTCTGATACCCGAGAACGAGAGTGTTGCCCTCGTAACCCGTGGTCGAAAGAATGTCTTCCTTCGCCGTTTCGATGTCCTCGATCGGATCAGAGTTGCTGTAGTCGCTCCACTGATAGAACGACGTACCCGACACGGGGCTCGACGTGACACCAGTCACCTCGTTGTCCCACACACCCGTGGTCATGAAGTCAGTGATGAACTGGACCTCACGACGCAGCAGCAGACGCGAAGTAACGAACTCAGCGGCCTCACGCAGCGGGTTGAGCGGGGTGTCAGCGTTGGCGACCGTCTGATCGTCGACGTCCTTGTGGAACGCCCACACGTCAGCCGCGTAGGTGTCAGTCGACAGGTTGTATCCACCACCAGCAGACTCGGTGCCCGGTGCGCGGCGCTGAGCCTCGTCACGGAACCAATCCGCCTTGTCGTAGGTGAAATACTTGTTCGACTTCTTATCAACGGGGACGACCGGGAACACCTTGTCTGCGATCATGTTCTCCGCCTTCTGCATGTAGGCGACGGAGATGTTCGTCAGAATGGCGTCAACATGGACGTCACTGATTGTTGGCTGTGGCATTTCTCAGTTCTCCTTAGAGTCCGCGACCTGCGTTGGCGCAGTCGACTACAGCGGTCACGGTCGCGCTTGCGCTGGCGGCGGTCACGAAGGTGCCGACGGCGTAGGCAGCGGACCCGGTCGTGCCGAACGCGAGCGTCACGGCGTTGCCAGAGGCGCTCGGAAAGAGCGGTTGTCCAGCCGAAGCGGTCCCACCAGCGGCGATCTTCGTGCCACCAACGATGAGAACCTCGGCCTCCTGATCGGCAGTCGGGTTGTTCTGAAGAACACCCACCGGACGATCGGTTGCTCCACTGACAGCGACAACCTTGCCGGTGCCGTTGTCAATCTTGACGAAGTGGTACTGCTTCGCAGAAAGATCCGCACCCGCAACGAGCGTGGCCTTTACTGCATAGTTACTGAACTCGTAGGCCATTGTTCAGGCCCTCACTTTCCCTGCTCGGCGAGGTAGGACATGTACAGGTCCGAATCCGACGTGAAAACGTCAGAAAGAGCCTGCTCGAACGTCGCGGACTTGCCATCCGCAACAGCGGCCTTAGCCATAGCCTCGGCCTTCTCGTAAGCCGTGCCCGACGGGCGAGCCGACTTACCGATCTCGCTGAAGATGTCAGCGGACTCGACCTTCGCGTTAGCGGCGGTCAGCACGTCCTCGACGGACTTAGCGAGATCAACATCCGATTCGGCGAGGCGGCGCAGAGCCGGACCCACCATCTCGGGATCAAGACCGAGATTCGCGTAGGACTCGCGAGCCTTGACGACCGCTTCCGCGTCCGCCCGCTCTGCACGCTCTTTACGCAACTCCATCTCAGCGGCCTCGACCTGAGCCTGAGCATCAGCAACAGCCTTCTGCATCGACTCGTAAGCCTTACGCACCTCCTCGGGTGCTTCCTTCCGAAGGAACTCCGGCAACTTCTCGTCGTCGCCTTCCATGTCGCCTTCAGCCTTCGGCTTCTTGGCGCCCATTTCCTTCTCCATCTCGGCGATGCGAGCGTTAGCCTTTTCCAGCATCATTTCGAGATCCTCATATGAAGGCTTATCAGCCTTCTCAATTTCGGTCTCCTCGACCTGCACGTCCTGCGTGTCCATGTTGACCTCCTCGGCCTCTTTCAGGATCGACTGCATTTCTTCTTCATTTGGGTCCGCTTCGCGACGCATAGCCATGTCGACATCTTCTTGCGAAGCCGCTTTCATCACGAGCCAACCTTCATGCAGATGAGCCGGGTGATCTACGCCCGAGGTTTCTTCAATGGAAAGATTGACCATCTTGCGAGCAGGTCGCCCCACCAGTCCTCCTACATGAAAAACGGGCTGCCAGACAACGTGAATACGTTGTGCGACAACCCACAGGTCTCGACGTCTAAGAGGTTAGCACGACCCCCGTTTGGGATATGAGTTTCTCTGCTCGGCAATAGCGGCGCGTTTCTGCGCTCCCCGGTTCCTGAGCCGTTTTGTGCGTCGGTCGGGGTGGCGCCCCGCCGCGTTAGAGCGGCGGAGCCCTTGAACTCGGGTCACGCGGTTCACGCGGCCACCTCTTTGCATCGAGTCAGGACGGTGAAGACCTTGTCGTTCCACTCGTCGTACTTCTTGATCGTTCCCTTCAGGGTAACGGTGTCGCCTTCCTCGAAGGACCGAGTGCCGGTCAGCCACTTGAACCTGTGGCCTTCACCCGTGAAGGTGTTGGCGTAGGTCAAGCCGTAGTCCGTCTCGAACGCCGTGCTGGACACGACCTTCAACTCGACGGTGATCCGCTCACCGACGGTGCCGAACGGCTCCTCGACGACGGGGTCAGCGGCCTCCTCAGCCTCCTTTTGCAGGCTCCGAGCGTAGACACCGGCCAGCGAGACGACCAGCCCCAAGTGCTTTTGCGTGTTGAAGTAGTCCTGCGACACGACGGCCTTCAGGTTCGCTGCCCAGTCGCTCGTGTCCGGCAGAGTCTTCGCGAACTCCAACGCGGCCTTGGCGGCAGGCACATCAACGGTGATGTCGAAGCCCTCCCGCAACTTGACCCACTCGTAGTAGTTGCGTTGCTTAGACGGCGCGGGGCCTAACCAGAAATCGACCAGATCAGCGGTAGCAGTCTTGTCGAGGATCGAGGCGTTGGTCCGTGACACCCAACCCCGGGTCCGCACGACACACGCGGCGATGGACAGGATCTCGATCACCTGCTCCAGCGGTGAGCCGTAACCGGTGTAGCCGTCGAACTCCTCAAAGATGTCGCCAGCGGACTTGAACCACGATAGGGCCAGCGTGTTACCTAAGTAGTCCTTGACGCAGGACTTGCCGACCTGCTTCCGCTCACCGTCAGCGGTCTCGACGATGACGACGGACTTCCGCTGCCGATTGACGCCGCAGTGGTCGCAGCCGCCCTTGACGATTTTTGACCGGTCGACGGGGGCGCCCTCGTAATAGGGGCTGCCGGTGACGACAGGTTGCTCGCCGATCCATTCGACCAGCGCGACGAAGGTGTAGCCGTTCAACTGAGCAGGCTCACCCTCGATGATCAGGTAGCGCATCTCGACGGGGCCCTTGGGGCCTTCCTCGGTGCGCGTTTCGATGTTGACGGTGTAACCGCCGGACAGGCCCTTCTTGATCGCTCGTGCGGCGATCTTTTCGGCCTTCTCTTGGACTGCCCACACGTTCAACGTGGGGTCAATCTTGATTTCACTTCGGGTCATGGTTTCCCCTCCAATCCGTAACCCAGTTTACCATAGGGGGGTTTAGGAGGGGGAACAGGGGGTTAGGGCTCGATCATCTCCGTCGGCCCACCATTCACCGTAATCGTCGGATGACGCCGAATCTTCCCCTTAGAGGCACTCAAACGCACGTCAATCTGAGCGTCAGGGAAGACATCAAATAACCGCGTGACCTCAGGCTCCAACAACTGCTCAATCCAGCCCCTAAGGGCCTCAGGGAGCCTATTTTCGCTACTCTCCACCCTCGACGACCTTCAACGGGTCAATCTTGTTCAGAGTGCTCGCCTTGTGACCCACCATCGTCGGGGTCTTTCGCCAGCCATCCCCAAACCGACGATAAATCCGCAACAAAACGGCAGGATCATCGTCCTCAGCACGGATCGTGAAGTCACTGTCTGGAACATTCAACACACCCTCATCAACAATCCGCTCAATCTTCCCCCGAGCCGTCCCACCGCTGGACTGCCACTGCGCGAAATCCCCCTTCTTCCAATCAGCCTTCAACACGCTGACAGGGGAACTGAAAGTGAACGGTTTACCGTCATCGCTCGAAAGAAACATGCCCCTAGTATCCCCTAAATTACAGGGATGTCATAGGACACCGAGCACAGTCAGCAACTCGAAGTCGTCATCGTCTCGGAGCCGCTTCGAGCCACCGATCGAACCGCCGCTGTCGGACTGTGCCCACACGAATCCGAAAGGTGATACCTGCGGCACCGCCACGATGATCGGCATCGACCCGCCACCGATGACAGGCGATGGGGTCGGTGCGGGACCGCTACCTGTGACCGAACCCGTCGACACGCTGACCCCGTCAACTGATCCCGCCTTATCCGACGTCGTGACGATCGCACCCGAAGAAACACTGACACCCGATACCGACCCTGCGGCACCCTTAGAGCCTGTGACAGCGGCAATCGAACTCTGTGAGCCCGTCGCGCTACCTGTGTTCCCTTCAGTGCCCGACACCGAGCCCGCATCACTCGTGACACCACCAATGACACCAAACAGGCCCGGTGTTCCTGACGCCGAACCACTACTTGCGACCGACCCAACAACTATTCCCGCGTCACCTTCAGCGCCGAACACGCTTCCCGCTGCATCATTAGAGCCACTTATCGAGCCATTCAATGCAGGATTACCGCTCGCGGTACCCGAACTCGCGACAGCACCCACACTCGAACCCGACAGGCCCGGTCCCCCAGTATTAGCCCCCGTAGACGTTGTAGAACCCGTAACCGAGCCCGCGAAACCTGCTACACCCGTGGAATCCCCCGCCGAGCCCTGCGTCCCGTCAACAGACCCGACGTAGCCAACAATGCCTGCAACAGATCCGTCAGAGCCGACGCTGCCAGACGCAGATCCCGCATAACCGACAGCGCCTACGGCACTGCCACTAGAAGATGAACTCCCGACGATGAAGCCAGTGCCCTCACCGCCCAAAACATTTTCGTCAAGGACGCCGAGAGTGGCGCTATCAAGGGTAAATAACCCCGCAGCCATCAGGTTATGGTTTCAGTGATATTCCCTGTACTGATCGTGTAAGTGCCAGCGGTCGCGTAAGTCTGTGACGTATCCAAAGCGCGTGAACCGTAGAAAGTGCCGGAAGTGCTCGCCGACCAGTAGCCAAGATGCGTGATCGTGGTGGAACCGGGGACATCAAAAACGATAGATGCGCTCGTGGAGACACTGCCTGATGCTGCCGCAGCCCACGAGGAAGCCTCACGGGTGTAAGCGCCACCAGTAACCTCCGCTGAAGCGCTGGCTCCGGGGTCAGCAGTGTGCAGGCTGACGAAGGTCACCCCAGTGCCGAACCCATCAAGCATGAGATGCTTGCCATCATCAACCAAACCTGCCATTACTACTCCTCAATCACGCGCAGGATGTTGCCATTTTCATCCCGCTCAACTCGACGTACTTTGGGCTTGTCCTCCGGCATGACGACATTCACGACGGGGTTGATGGATTTCATCGCCTCAGCCACCGCCACTGCGATTCTATCCTCCAAATCTGCTTCTGCCACGATTGGCGGAGGTGCGACATCGTCGGCTTCGATACGAATAGCGTCCTCGAACGGGGCCTGAGCCTTCCCAACGTACTCCTCAGGAAGATCCGCCAATAGCCGCTCGGCACGCCCACCAATCGAGTACCCACGCAGTTTGCCTTCCTTGATCATCTGCCACGCCCACGGCTCCCACTTCACGCCAAGGAACACCGTGTTAGCGGGGAACTTCATGTTCCCTTGTGAGGCGTCTTTCATGATGATGGGGGCTTCGACCTCATACGGCCACGCCATGATCTCTAGCCATTCGCCAGCGACAACGCTTTTATCGTGCTGCAAGCGGATACGGCGGTCGCCTTTCTTGACGTACTCCCATACGGCTTTCTGCAACTCCTCGGGATCGGTCCATTCGGCGTGTGCGTCTTTGACGTTGGGGATGTACATGGGGCCGAGGGTGAACATCCGTTCCTCGACCTGTTTCGACATGAGTGTGGCGTTTTCGGCTGTGATTGAATTGGGGAACAGTTCTTCGGCTTTGTCTTTCGGGATCTCCGCTATCCGTGGGTCGCCGCTGATGAGGTAGCCGCCGAGCCGTGTGCTTTCTTCCCAGCCGTTTTGCCATTCCTGCTCGAACGCTTGTTCGGTGGAATCGTCGATGAAGAACCGGAACAGGGTTAGGGGAGCGCCAGCGTTGTCTACTTTGATGAAGTACCGCTGTGGCATCATCCACTCCTCTCCGTCGTCATTCTACCAACCCCCATGATCTAAATCTCAACCGGGGGTGCGTCGGGTCGGGGGGTGAACGGCTGCGACTTCAACTCACCGATCGATATCAAAGCCTCCCGAGGCTCCGGCACCGTAATGTCCTCGGCAGTGCGCCGCATACCCGTGTATTCCTTGTACCGCGTCTGAGGATCATCCGACTCACGGTACGTCTGATACCGCTCGTGAATCTTACCCTTCACCGCCGATGATTCAGGCGTATGGAACTGCAACTCAAACCGCGTCCCATTCGGATGCACCGCAGCGATGTTGATGCCCTGATACGGGTCACCATCATCCCAATAGTTCTTCACCTTCAACGAATACCCCTGACCCTCTAGGTCACCGATGACACCCTCAGCACCCTTGACGTAATCGGCGCTGTCGTACTCCATCGTGTACCGAGCGACATCGTTCATGTTCGCTGCAGCCCGCTCAGCATCCCCACCGAAATCAAGATCCTTCTCATCGTCGATCTTGCGAGCCAGAGACTTCTCCGACTTCATTCGATGCTTCAACCCGACCATCGTCGCCTTATGCTTATTCGCGGCGTCGATCATGTCACGAGTGATCTGCGGCTCCACCTCAGCGACCTTCGCCCGCATAGCCTTCGCGGCAGCGATCGAATCAGCGCCACGCTTCGACTCAGCAGGCGGGTTATCCGGTTCGGTCAACTCATAGCCGCCGTACTGCTCGCCACCACCCTTAGCCCACGCGCCGTGGCTTTTCTGATCATGACCCTTACCCGCCCTGTGCTTCTCCATCTGCCCATCGAGCGACTTAGCGGCCTTCGGTGCGATACCAATATCGTCAGCGAAGGTGTTCGCCTCAGCCAGAACCTCACTGATCGGCATGTCGATCATGGTGACCTTCATCTTCTTGTCACCCAACTTGCCGTCACTCGTGTCAAGACCAACGTTCGCGGCCCAACGGTGATGCCCGTCGATCACATACCCGTCCGACGAAACGAAGATCCGTGTGTCTTCCAGATTCACGACCTTCTGGCCCTCAGGGCTCATCATGAACGCCACGTTGGCGCCCTTCAATTCATTCTGTGACGCCTTCAACGAAGCGGCAGGAACGTCCGTGTCCTGCACGTCGACACCCTTAGCCTCCAACCTTTCACGGAACAAGTCACCGACATTCACCTCGCCGTTCTTGTCCTTCGGCATCTTGTCCGCCGGAGAATCCTTCACGGGCTTACCCGCCAACTGCGGCATCTCAATACGAGGCACACCCAACGACTCTGTACAGAACAGGTTCGTGCCCGGTACAGACACGCGGCACAGGTCGAGTTTGCCTGCGTCCTCGCCCTTCTCGCGGGCGTCGCTGGCGTAATCATGCAGTTTCTCTAGGAACGTGTTGACGTCACCCTCAGATTCAAGGATGACCTTCTCACCGCGAGCCAGCATCGAAATGGCACGCTTATGGTCACGGGTGCGATACACCTTGCCCTCGGTCTCACCCGAGCCGCCCGGTCCACCGCGATCATGCGGATGCTTACGATGATAGTTACTGTCGCGGCCCGGTTGCCCGTGCTTTACGACTGTTGGCTGATCTGCTCCCACAGACTCGTCGCGAACTCGTCGATCTCCTCGTCCGTCATCGTCGACAGATCCGGCAACTTCACCGCCTGAATCGGCTTTTGCGATTTCTCCTGTGCCACCTGTCGCTATCTCCTTGCCTTCAATGACGTCCCAAATACTGATCTGATTGCGTTCACTACCGAGCCGCTCAGCGGTGGCACGGTCCTTGACGTTTTGCGATACATCAAGGAATACATTACCGCTATCCGTGTCATGCCAAACCCCGAGGTAGTCACCCCCCGTCAAATTTGCCTTGTTGTCCTTCAAGAATGAACTCAACGCGGCAGGCCCACTGTCAGCGTCGTAGAACTCGTCAGCGCTCACAATCGACGGCTTCACACCCTCGGTGCGGGCGACCATGTAGCCGTCCGGTGGCTCCGACCCGTCGATCATGCTGACGCTCAAACCGCCCTGCTCGCCGACCCGTTCGATGATCGACCGAGCGACCTCCGGCGACACGGAAGCGCCAGCGCGTCGCCCGTGAGACGCCTGATCATGCTTACCCTGCTGATGCTTAGCGACAGGAACCTCAGGAACGGCTGTCAGCGGCCCCACAGCCGACACGGGGACACTGAACTCGTAGGTGGCACCACCCGGAAGGGTGAATTTCGCTAGGGCCTCTACGGCCTTCTCAGCGGGCTCATCGTGGCGCATCAACTCCTGCGGGATCACCCACAACTTGCACAACCCCTCAGGCTCCACCTGCTCCGTCAGGATCTCGCAGCCGCCACCACCCTCGAAGAACACACAATTCGCGCAATTCATGCCCTGCCCATTGAACGGGTTATCTTCCCCCGCCATGTAGTGAGCCTCGGCAGGCGTAAACTCCCCGTACCGTTCCGCTACGGCCTCATAAGCCGCATACAGGGCCTTCTCCTTATCCGTCAGCGAATCCTCAGGCTCATACGACTTCTCGACATCACCGAGCACCCGATTAGCCCACGCTCGACCCGGGTCACCACCCCACGCATACCACGCCACCATCCCCGGCGTCGGATTGCTCTTATCCCCCCAACCCTTTGCATCCTTGTCGACAGCGTGGCGAGCGAAATACGACCGCATCTTCACTAGCGTTGCACGAGACACGGTGCCGCCGTCAGCCAACTGGCGGGCACGGTTACGGCCCACACTCGTGAAACCGCCACCAGCCTTACCGTCCTGAATCCACTTCAACGCCTGCTTAGCCGCTGACTGGACAGCACGCGGAACCGAATAATCGTCAGCCTTCTTGAACCGTTCAATCTGACGTAGCCGCTCCTCAGCCTCAGTGCGGGTGTCATACGTCCCGAACTTCCGCTGCAAATCCTCCGAATAGACGACGAACTTGCCGCCCTCCTCGCGGATCGTCTTCTCCATGTCCTCAGGTGGCATGATGCGGCGCGGCTTCTTCCGGCCACCACCCATGATCGTGTCCTGATGAACATCCGACACCGTCGGATCGGCCTTCAACACATAACCGTCCGTCGTCAACAGCACTGACACGCTGCCGCCATTAGCGAGGGACTCACCCCACGCCTTCTCAAACCCCTCCGGCGCCTCGATCTCGTCAGCCGAACTCACGAGCGCTTTCTCCACGAGAATGACAGCCTCAACCCACTCGTCATTCATATGACCGTGGGTTAGGCCACGCTTCAGCAACTCAGTCGCCGCAAGATGATGTGCCTCAATCACTGCAGAATCGACAGCGCCTTGACGGTCGAGCCGCTCATGCAGAGCGATGAGGTCTTCATCTGCAAGACCCGTGAGGCGGGTAGCGGTATCAGTCACGGGCATCCTCAGAGTCCGGGTATCGTCCCTTTAGGTTACCGCCAACCCCAACTTATGGGGAACATCGTTAGTCGAGGAGCCACGGCATAGCCTCAGCGGCAGCCGCGTAAAACTCGCGCTCCACCTCGGGATCATCATCATCCAACTCCCGGTTAGTTTCTTCGAGCCATTTCTCGTAGAACTCGGCCTGCGCCTGCAGTTTGTCCCAACGTGACATTTTCTTCTCGACCGCACGGATCGGTGCCCCGATCGGTTTCCCATATTTCGCGGCACCTTCGGGTGTACGAACTCGCGGGACGCCACCGAATGTGGGCTCCAATAGTTCTTCAATCGTGAGGTTCGGGAGGGGTTGAGTGCCACTTGCTCCTGATGTAGATAGTTCATCTCTCGTGAACAGTTTCTTCTGCCCCGCCGCTTGCCTGTCTTGCTCAGCAATAACCTTCAACTCGTCTTTGCGTTGTTTCACATCGCTCAGGTTGTCGGGAGTTAGGAATTTTTTGCCGTACCAATTCTGATTGAGCATCGCGTCCTGACCAACCCACGATGAGGCGTTCGGTGTGTATCCGAGCATGACAACTTCCATCGGTGTTGGAAAGTCAACATCGTCAACACCGCTAGATACAGCCATATCATCCAGCATTTGTTGGGCTCGGTCACGAGTTTTCGATGAAGCATCCGGGGAGTCTGCAACATAATTCAAGGCATATGCCGCCACATTTATGTTGTCGGCTCCCCTATTCGGGTTCCAGTCGAATCCGCGCTTCGCCCACACCGCTCCACCTTCCCACGCCGTGTACACGGACACTGTGTCAATGTCGTTGGCGATGTACATGTCGTAGGTGCGTTCGTTGAACGCGGTGGCGAATCCTTGACGTTGATAGCGCTCATCGTTGATGCGTAGCAGTTTGTTCTCGGCTTCCAACTGTGGCCTGCCGGATGTTGATGTTTCCGACAATCGGATTTCGCGCTCAAAAACTTCACCGATCCATTCTCCCGATGAGTTTTTGATGGTGCCTGTGATTTCCAGTTTCGGCTCGGTTGAGCCGAGACCGTAAATCTCAACGCTCTGAATCTCAGTAACAATTTCGTCGGGCATACCATTTATCGTCACCGGATGCCGAATGTTCATCATTTCTTCAAGACCCGGGCGTATGTCGTCAAGTAATTCGTTTTCGAGAGCCGACCGTACTTCCAAATACATGTCTGTTTGCATTTGCGATTCTACTTGCCCTCGGACGTCCGAGAGTTTCATGTCACGGAACTGCTCAACTGCTTCCGAGTAAGACTTACCATTCCTGATACTTGCTCCAACAAAAGTATCCGCTGGTATTCCGTAAGCATCTAATAATTCTTCTTGACCCATTGAGCGAATATCTGCTTCTCGATCCGCAACAGTCTCATCTATGATGTCGCCGTAACGCTCCGACACCATTTCTTCATACACTTCATCCAACTCATAATTCTTCGACTTCTGAAACACCCGAGCAACACGACTCAAATCCGGCCCAACATCCCGAGCCACACGAATCCTCCCAGCACGATCCCCCCACTCACTGAACTGACCAGCACGGCCACGAGCCCACACCCCGTGAGACTTCTGATCATGCCCCCCACCCTCATGCTTCAACACAGGCCGCAACCCCGGAGCCAACTTGATCATCACAGGCCCCGGCAACGCTGCACCCAGCATGTCATCCAGCAGCCGCCCAAGCGGCCCGCCAATCTCCTCCAACGGGCGCTCATTCTGCACAAGCGCGAACCACACCTCCGGCTCCACCACATCACCGAACACGCGATACAACACACGCAACGCCGGATCAACTGATTTAGCCATCGCAGGAGTGAACCCTTGCCGTAACGCTTCACGCGCCCTATTCGCGGCACCCAACGCAGACAACTCATCCGGTGTCATTCGAGCCAACGCACGACGCTCCCGATCGGCACGCCACTCGCTTATCTTCTTGCGGGCTGAGCGGATCTTGTTGCCGAGCGATTCGCTGATAGTGATCGTCGGCGGCGGCACACCTTCATCCGTGTACCCCGGTGGGAAAGCACGGTCACCCATCAAGTATTCGAGTGCTTCCCGCTGCTCTTGATCTAACTCGTCATAGAACGGGGACACCGATCCGTCACGTCGACCATGCGCCCTCTGATCGTGTTTGCCGCGCTGATGCTTCAACACGGGCTTCAACCCCGGGGCGATCTTGATCATCGCAGCCTCGGGGTCTTTCGGGTACGGCCTCGCCGATGGTGGGTTCGCGCCTTGTTGATGCTTGATGACGGAGTTGAGTGGCTTTATCCAGTCTGCGTTGTCGTCGTCGTTGTCGATGTTTGTGACAATGTCAGCGGCCTTGAACAATGAATCAAAAGGACGCATATCGTTTACAGCGTCGCTCGCCGCCACCTGAGCAGGCAACGTTGAGCCAATCGTGACGAACTCTGACTCGTTGTAGGAGCCGAACCCCGTCAGAGAGGTAGACAGAATCTTGCTTGTAGGGATTGTTGCCTTCATCACGACTGCGGGTGATTCGGCGCTGGTCGCCGCGTCATGTGCAAAGAAACCCGCCGTTTTCGAGGAAATTGACCATGAACTCATAGGCCGTGTCTGCACCGTTACCTCAGCCGCTCCTCCTTCTTCCCTCGCCGCCAGTCCGGCCTCAACTAGAGGGTCACTCTTTGCACGGGTGGACCCCCGCCACAAAACAACCTCATCTGTTCCCTTGAGGAAGTCCTGCGTCTCGTTGTATTGCTCGCGAACGAACCTCTGTAACACTGGCTGCGAAGTCCTAAGAATGTCATCTTTGTCCATACGAACACTTGTAGTCGTTTTCCACGGAGCAGCACCTTTGATATCGAACTCAGCAGCCGCCGCCTCTTGCAGAGCAAGCGATACAGGGTTATTCCCGTTAGACGTAGCAGCCCAATTTCTCAGGAACTCCGACACTACTACCTCGCGGGCATATTGTTCCGCTAACTCTGAGCCAACGGGTGCTGCTTCCCCACCACCCTTCCATGATGTTATTCCCTGTTCACTCACGAAGGCTAATCTCCCCTCCACAACAAATACCCGATCAACAACTTCATCATGGTCGCGTGTTCGATACAAGCCTTTATTCTCGTCTTGCACCCATATTTCAGCGGGAGTTGGAAGATCAGCCCGTCTAGCCCCTAGGTATTCCGCGTAATTTTGGAACCCTCCCGTTGCGTACTTCACGTCCAGATAAGTATCCTCATCGGCAAATTCAAGGGCCTCAGCCATTTCCATAGCAGGAACGTCAGACATTCGCGTCGCTATTCTTCTCGCTACTGCCGCCTTCAACTGACCAGCACCATCACCTCCCTCGGCTGTCGCGAAATAATCAAGTTCGAGAGTGTTTTCCATGTATTCCTGAGCAGCCCAACCAAACTGCTCCGTTCCCTCAAGCGTGACAGGCGCACGTCCTGTCGCCCACGCTCCGTGAGTTTTCTGATCATGCGAACCCTGTTGATGCTTCACGACAACGTCAGACACCATCTCGATACTCCCGAATATCATCAACACGGCCTTTGGCCCATGCCCCATGAACGGCTTGATCATGCTTCCCACGCTGATGCTTCAACATTTCAAGCATCTTCGTGACCGACAACTCCTCGCCAGTCTCCGCATCAAACGCACCAGCAATATCCATCACGTCATGGAAACGCACAGAAATACCAGCGCCATTGTCGTGCAAAAAAAATGCCTCATTCATGTCCTTGGGGCCGTCATTCCAGCCCCCCGGACCCGAGTGAGGATCAGGGTCGAAATAATCCGACGTCGGCACAACTCGATACACCGTCGGGCGCACACCCTCGACACCAGCCGCAATATCCATGTCCGCTGACTCACGCGCATACTGAGCGGCTAAATCTTTATCCGTCGTAGCGAAATTGTCACCCCGGATTGCGTAATACCTATCCTGCGCGGGATAGCGTGTCCTGCCCGTCGCATCCAACACATCCAGATCGGGTCGGGACGTTCCGTGATACCACGTTGCTTCATGAACCCACGCCGTTTCAGGGTTCATCGGTGCGTCTTGATTCCGTAGTTTCTTGCCCTTCGCCCATGCACCGTGCGATTTCTGATCGTGACCGCCGCCCTTATGCTTCGAGACCCGCTGCGCCTCCAACTCGCGGATCTGCTCAGCCTCCAACGCCTCCAACTCAGCAATCCACGACTCCGTCGACACCTGCGACGGCAAACCCTTCAACCCACGAGACGGAGGAATCAACACCGCCGTACAACGACAATTCGGGTGAGCAGGCGGCATCTGCTGCCCATTATCGAAAGTCCCATTCCACGCCACCCGCGTACCCCGCAACGTCGTGCACGTCGGACACGGAGGCCCATAACGGCTCCCAAGCGGCGCCGTACGCCATTCCTTCATCGTCCGAGGGTCCACCAGCCCCGCACGATCCGACGCCACCCACGACATTTGGCGACCGAAATTCAACGCCTGCTGCGTTTCCGTGCGGGCGATCATCTCAGCGCGACGGCGAATCAACTTATCCCGATACTTCGCTGTCATCTCATCAGCACGCCTCTGAGCCTGCGAACTCGACATGCCATCACGGATAAGACCCTGCACGTTCTTGTCGTGAAACCGTTCAACAGCGCGAGCCCACCGAGGATGCAAACCAACGATCCTACGGATAAGGCGGGCCGTGTCATCCACCGAACGCGGCTCCGTGAACGCTTGTGTAATCAACTCACGAACAGACAAGCGCGTCGACTCGTCGATAGATCGAATCAACTGACCCGAGCGGACCCGTGAATAATTCACCGACGCTTCACTCACATAATTGAACATCTGCTCAACCGGAGTCGAAATCACGAACTCCACGTCAGGTGACGGTGGCGCGAAATCGCTCGGAAGAATAATCCCACTCGGTAACTGTCTACCCGTGTACTGCAAGTCAGCGAACGGGCTTTGTTGAATACGCGGATTGTTGCGGATAATGTCACGCGCCTGCGCCAGCGAACCGTCCAACACGACACCCCGCAGCGCGTTATCGAGGATCTCCCGCACGTCCTCCCAACGCAGCGCCTCATTCAACAAGCGGTCGAACATGTCAGGGTCGAGGCCGCGGATAGCGTCAGCGAACGATTCCGCGTTGATCGCGTTCACGATCTCACGGTTCACAATGATCAGGCCGTCGACGAGCAGCCGCTCCAACGGCGACAACGGCGTCGCAGGGGCGCTACCACCCGGCACCGTGACACGCTTCCCACCGATAGTCAGCGCCACGGTCTACTCCTCGGGCTCGTCTTCTCCGGCCTGCTCAGGTGCGGCGCCACCGAACGGTGGGTTACCGCCGGGGAACGCGGGCTTCTCAGGAACGATACCTGTCCGCTCGGCGACGATGCGCTGCTGCGGCGGCAAAGCCATCAAAGCCTTCATGTCCTCCGGTGACATCGTATCGACGCCCGTCTCGTCCACGTCATGATTCGCGGGCGGCAAACCAGCGAGATCCCGCAGATGATCTTCCAGCGTCGGGTCAGGTGCGAGCACCCCGGCTGCAGCCATCTTCGAGATGAAGTCGCTGATCTCCGTCAGGTCGATGTGGGCGACCTCGCTGTACTGCAATGTCGGGGGGCGATGCGAATCCATGCCGTTCAACCGCAGCAGGCGGGGAATAGCGTGCTGATTCACCGTGTCAGCGATCGTCTTAGCGATCGAATCGACCGACATGCTCCACAAGTCCATCTTCGTAGCGCCGAGCGCGAACGAACCGACACGGTCCTGCCCGAGCAGAATGAAGTCCGACAAGACGCTCATGGCGATGCGTTGGTCGAGGCGAGTGATGGTCTTGTCAATATCGAACTGCCTAGTGCCGCCGCTCGATAGTAGTTTCAAGTCAAACAGGGGCTTACCGGATTCGTCGTACACCTGCGGGAAAACGATGCCTTCGTTTTCGTTCCGCTTCACTGATGTGACGATTTGCTTGATCGCCGCGAGCACGACTTGCTGTTCGGTTGTCGCGGAGGAACTCAAATACTCTGGCGGGACGTAAGCGATCGGCAGACCGGCTAGGTCACGTTCGATACCGATCGCTTCGATCTCCTCGATGCGGCGCTTGAACCACCACGGGCGGTAGGCGTTGCGGAGCAGGGAGCGGCCTTCGGGATTGTTTTTCGCTGCCGTGGTGCGGAACAGCAGCGCCTTCTCGATGGGGATGTCAACTCTGCCGTGGCCCGTGTACGGGTCGACTTGTTGCATCCCTTGAATACCGCCGTCGTCGTCGAACGTCCACAAATACAGGGTTTCTTGACCTCGGATCGCCCACTTGCGCCAGCCGATCTTCCCGTCGCTGAACTTCGACCGCTTCGTGGGGTCTTTCTGATCGGGGCCGATGCGCTTCTTGTACACGATCTCGTGGAATGACCAGCCGTAAATGATCATCGACAGGATCTGTGACAGCGTCGCATCCCACGAGTCGCTCATGTCGTTGAGGCAACTCTCGATGAACGCGGCGGTCTCCACGTCGGCGTCTTCGGGGTCGCCGTCTTTTGACTGATCCCTGTACGGGTCGACGCGCCATTCGAGGCGGGTGATGACTTTCTCGATGGCGTACAGGACCGCGCCGATGACGGGGTCGTTGTCCGACATCTCCCGGTACGTTTTGATGCCTTGGATGCCTTGTAGGCGGGTGAGGAACTCGTCGTAGATGAAACCGCTTGTGCGCTTCAGGCCAGTGGTGCCGAGTTCTTGCATATCTACTCGGGGTGCCATGCGTCTCCCACTCAATCCGTGTCGGCCTGTCGGGTCATCCCGACGAGGATCGTGAGGGCTTCGGGTCCGGTGAATCCGGCTTCCAGCAGAGATAGGTACATCTCGTGCGCCTGAGCCGCCCACATTCCGAGCGGGCTCAGGTCAGACGGAACCCCGGCACCTTGGCCTTCCATTCGAGCCAGTGTACCGGGGTATTGGGGGGTGAGGCGGGGACGTAGGTACGTCTTCGGCGATTGGAGTAACCATCATGAACGTCCTTGCCCGAAAGGATACGAAACGGGTTTGACGTCCCTGCCTCGGACCTGAGGTAACCCAAGCAAACCCTCAGGTGGTTTGTGTGGTCACGATCCCCGCGTCGATCAGTGCGGTAGCGGTGCGACCGTAGTGGCCTTGGAGATACCAAGCCTGTCCGGTGTCGACGAGGAACTGGAACAGGCGGATCGTTTCAGTGTCGTCTAGTTCGCCGGACTCGTATTGGACGATGTAGTCGACGAGGGGGAACGGTTCGATGATGATCGGGGTCTCGGTTGTCATGTTGTCACCTTCCGTTCGGGTAGAGGTAGTCAGTGATCTGCCAGCCGTTCGGCTTGTGGCTGAGGCAGTAGTAGTCGCCCCAGCCATTAGGGATCGGGTCGATCGCGTACAAGGTTGCCGGGTGCTTGCATTGAGCGCATTTCGGTTGATGGGTCATGCTGCCACCTCCTCGGTGATCACGCGGTCACGAAGGGCCGCGATGGTCTCGTTGTCGTCGTAGGCGCCGTAGGTCAGTGCCCGCAGGGTCTCCTCAGCGAACGTGAGCAGGGTCTTCGCGCTGTAGCGGCTCACGGGCTTCGACGCGACTCGGATCAGCGGCCAGTCGGACTGCCAGTGCTCGATCGCGTATCCGGCGCCCGTGTCCTTCTCGACGTAGGACACGCTGGCGGTGAGCGCCTTAGCGGAAGCGGAATGGCTGACCCGTAGTTTCAGGGTCGGGCTGCTGCTGTTGGCGCTGCTGCTGATCGGTTCTCCGGTGAGCGGGAACTCGGTGGTCACCGATCGCTGACTCTTGTTGAAAAAGGTTTCCATTAGTCCTCCCAAGTGATCGTTTTGGTTACGGGGCCACCCCACATAGCGGTCAACTGCTCGGCGGTGACGGGGGCTTGTCCGGCGGGGGTTGCGGCGTAGCAGTCGACGCAGATGCCGCCGGGGAACGCTTCTAGGGCGTCGATGGTCTTGGCGCACGTTTTGCAGGTCATAATTAGTCCTCCCACTCTTTCTTCACAACAGGTGTGCTGATGGCTGCAAAGCGATTGCCATGCTCGTCAAAGATTCCGCGTTCGTAATCACGCCCAGCAGGAACAAGGCGCGAAAGTTCGACGTTCGGCACGATGTAATAAGTGTTCAACTGATCGCCTGCTTCTTTGGCATCCTGATACGTCGAGAAAAATGCACGATTGATGCCGTCAACACTTGTCTCATACGAAAGCATGAAATTACTCATGGTGTCTCCTCTCCTAGACACTCAGAGCGTATCAAACCCGGGTTAGGTACAGCACCTCGGGGGGGTACAGGCCAGCGCCTACCCGGTAGCCCTCGATCTCCTCAGCGATCAACCGCTCAGCCATCTCGTACTTTTGCTGCAATTTCTGCTGCACAGGACCGAAAATCACCCCATCCAGCCGCGAAGCGTTGTCAGACACGTCAGCGGCCTTCACCCACTTGCCGATCGGATCACCCATAGCCCGCTCAATAGCGGCCCTGTAGCCGTCTAGGCCCTTCTCCGAGGGCTTCTTGGTCACTGCCTCAACCGCCGACAGCACCTCAGGCGATGCCCCCATACTAGACAGATCATCTACCGTGAAAACGGTGTCCTCCACCACGTCATGCAGATACCCCGCAGACATGAACTCAGGACCGAACCGCCACAACGCCGAACCCACACGAGCAACGTGAGCAACATACGGGGCACCCTGCTTATCCACCTGCCCAGCGTGCGCGAACGCCGCGAACTGCAGACACCCCTCAGGGCTATTCAGCCAGAACCTCACGGCAGCACTCCCTCCTTCATGTACCCGCACTTCGGGCACGCGAAATAACCCTTCGTCGCCTCCGTAGCCTGACCGCGCCGCGCCAGCGTCGACACAGTCGTTCCGCACTTCGCGCACCAGTGCATGTCAGCCAACTCCGTCGTGACGACGATGTAGTCGCCGTACACGAGACCATCTCGCACCGCGTTCATAACGAGGGGTGTGATCTCGGCGATGTCGCCCTCAAACTCGCGTGACGGCTGAGCGCCGTACTCAACAGATACCTTCATCACAGTCCTACACATTCCCCGGCGTGCTGCCAGCAGCCGGAATGGTCGTCGTTGTCGTGGGCCTGCAAGATGGCGAACCCGTCAGGGTCGCCGATCTCACCGTGACCCTGACAGTGGTCGCTCGTGCTGCAGCACACGGGGCAGAGCGCGTCAACGATCTCGATCATGACAGTTCTCCGATCGTGTTGGCTTGCCGCACCAGTGACGGCAGCATGTCGAAGTAGACGTTGCTGTAGGACGCGCTCTCGACGCCATCGGGCTCGTACTTCGAGGCGATGCTGAGCGTCTTCTTCACGCCGTTGCGATGCACCTTGTAGGCGACCATGTCGTAGGTGTCGGCGCCGCGCTTGTAGGTGATCTCGCACCACTTGGCGAGCCCGTAGCGGCTACCAAACCGGAACATGAACGTGACGTTGCCGTCGTCGGTCGAGTAGTAGCGGGGATCGCGGGCGCTGACAGCCAGCCATGCGTCGATGCCGATCTGTCGCTTGATGGTGGACGCTATTTCGAGGGCGTCGTGGATGGTGGTGGTCATCGTCCCTCCCTTACGAGGTTCCAGCCGTGTTGACGGCAGTCGGATGATTTCAATTCGGTGTCGGTGTCGTCGTCGAGGTTCTTCAAGCGGAAGAACGTCGCCCAGCGGTCGGTGACTTTTTCGACGACTTCGTAGGTGGTGAGCGGGTTAGCGATGTCGTCGTAGGTGACGATCGCGCCCGGGGTTAGGGTCAGTGTGTCAAGCGCCATGTCAGGCTCCCTTCTCGTAGGAATCCCAGTAGTCGACGCAGCAGGGCGCTTCCCATGCGTAGATGGCGCCCTCGTCGAAGACGGGATTCGTGGTGGTGGTGGCTTCGACGCGCTTCGAGCCGCGCCCGTGAGCCTTAGTGGTGTGAGAGACCTCGCCTGCAGCGAGGTTGATGGAGACAGTCTCCACGCAGTTAGAACACTGAATGTCCATGTAGCATCCCCTCCCTCTCCTAACCCGAGGATAGCATACGGGGGTTATGTGCCTCCGGGGCAGCCCAACAAGCCCAAACGGTCATAAAACTGGCAGTAATCACGGCAGAAACTCACAGGACGCTCAGGCTCCGGCGGCGCCTCCAACTCGCGCACCTCCCGCAGCCACTGCATCCCCTCCATCGCCGCATCACGCGACCACGCCATCGAACGCACCAACACATCACGCTCATTACCGTCACGAGGGATACCCACCAGCGTCACCCGATCCACCGGATAACCGTTCTCCGTCAACAGCAGCCCGTAGATCTGCACCTGCAGCCACTGCTGATCGCTCGGGAACCAGCGGGCTTTCTTCAACGTGATCGTCTTCCAGTCAATCACCTCACGGTCGACCGTGTCGTACACGTCGACGTGCCCGAGCAGGCCATCGAACTCAACCTCAGTCTCGATCAGGTAACGGTCATCGCCGATCTCAGCCAACCGCCGCTCGATCTTCTCGTGGATGGCGGTGCCCATGAACGCCGCCGCCCCCAAAGTGTCGTTCACGGGGTCCGCATTGTGTAGTCGGTGGTACACCTTCCGGCGGCAGCCGCCGATCTCGCTCGGCCCTACCGCCTTCTGCAGCGACCGATCGGACTGCGACGTGTCGAAGATGTCACTGATCAGGCTCGGTTTCATTAGGTTGCTTCACTCCAATAGCGGCGATAGCGAGGATGTCTTTCACCCGCACCGCCATGCTAAGCGGGGTGTCTGACGGTAGGAACGGGATCGAGTGGACGCTGAACTCTCGCACTGCGACGGCGGCGTCTTCGCGTCCTCGAACGTAGGCTTGCTCGGCGATCGTTGCGAAGCGTTCCCGCTCCTCGACCCGTGCTGCATTGAGCAGTACGCATGTGGGGCACTCGTCGGGGCCTCCCGGTTTCAACCCCGGTGGACAGTGCGGGTCGTGATCACTCATGTCGATGCTCCGCCGATTCGATGGCCCGCTGCAGCAACTCGATCAACCGTCGAGCACCGTCGGGGGTGAACGCGACGGACGCCTCACCCGGTATGTAGTCCTCGCATCGCACGATCAGGCGAATGTTGCCCCAGCCGTGGGCGACGTCGATCCAGCCTTTCGGGTCGACGTCTTGCCCGTAGCCGCTTTCAAGGATCTCGATCTCGGGTTCGTCGCATCCGATGCTCGCCCAGATGCTCACGCGAAGTACCTGCCGCACTCGACGTATTGTGTGCAACGCAATAGATACCGATTCGTCGGTTCGCCTTTGGCTCCGCAGTGCGGGCACACGGCCTGTTTGCTCTTAGGCATAATCGGGCTCCGTCTGCTCCTCGAACCCCTCCATGGCGGCCTTACGCTGATGGTAAGCCTCATCATCCTCGGCGAACACATCCCACAGGGGTCGACCCTGCTGGACGCGCTTCAGGTCAGCGGCAGTGAACTTCGCTTCGATGTAAGTCATGTCTCCTCCTAGATCCCACAGTACCCGTACCAGCAGTAATCGGCGGTAGCGAAACCTATGACAGCGCCGAGCAATACGGCGCCGCCATAGACGACGATCCAGCCACGTCGAGTCAATCTCATCGCGGGCTCCTACTCGAACTTGTACTGCTGATCGGGGCACAACACGACGGGCGCTGCAGCCATGATCAGCATGATCGAATCCTCGGCCTCACCAGCGTCAGCGTCGAGCAGCAAAAAGGTCAGGTCGTACAGATCGGCACCGGATCGCAGCAGGTCACAGGTGCTCATACCGAGATCGACGACGGACTTTTTGCCGACCATCGCCGCTATGGGGTCGCTTGCTCGGACGAGTCGCCAGAAACGGTTGCGCTTCTTCTTCGAGTAATCAGACTTCTTCGCATCAACGATCGTCGCCTGCGAAGCGGGCGTAGCAGCGTGCGCTACAGGGGCCGACACGGCGGCGCTCACGGCGAGCGCTGCAGCAGCGACCAGTGCGGGGATCTTTCTCATGGTGATTCCTTTCGGATAGTGGAAAGCCCCGGGGCCAGCGAATCGGTGCGAGACGGGGGGCGGCTCGCGGTCGCATAGACCCCGGGGCGGGGCCCGACGCTAGGGCGATTAGGGAGGTCTACCCCAGCGTCGGGAGTCATTAGTCGAGACGTGACTCAGCGAAGGCGGTCACGCCTGCTTCGCGCAGGACGTCGGCGAAGGCTTGCGCGTAAGCCTCCTTACGGGCGACGGACTGGCCGTAGCCGAACACCGAAACTTGCAGACCACCGCCATAGGAGGGCCTAGCCTTTCCGGCCTTCTTCGCCCAACGACCGAATCCGGTGTTGCCAGCGAACTTCACCCACGCGAAGCCACACAGGCCATCGGACACGAAGTAAGTGGGCTTGGAGTGGTCGATGACGCCACTGAACGGGCTCGTTTCCTCACCGACGATCATCGGCACAGGGACTGCCGCGTCGGCGGCGGCGCGACCGGCGGCTTCGGCTTGCTCGTAGAGCGCGGCGTAGTCGATTTTGGTTTTGGTTGTCATGGGGTCTCCCCTCCCCGACGGGCCTCTCCCGTCCTAAACCCGAGTGTAGCAGCAGGGGGTTTAGGCGGTGGTAGTGGGGGTAGGTGTGTCGTCGTCATCATCCGGCCACACATACGCCGCCTCCAACCACCGCCAGAACTCCTCGTCCGGCTCGGGACTAGAAAGGCGGCTCATCTTCCTGACCACCAGCCCACGGATCATTCTCCACGGGCCTAGAAGCCCCCTTAGGGGCGTTTTCCCGACGCTCCCGATTCACGGTAGCCGAGCGGCGCTTCAAGTCCAACGCAACGTTGTAGGCGTTCACCTTCAGAGACTGCCGCTGATTACCCTCACGGTCCTCATACGTCTCCATGAACGAGCGCCCCACAATCACCACCGGGTCGCCCTTCAGCAACGTCTCAGCGATGTTCTCGGCCATTTTCTCCCACGCCGTGACCCGCCACCACGTCTCCTCCTCGTTCTCCCACTTCTTCGTTTCCTCATTCATCACCGACTTCGAGGTGACAACGCTGAGCGTGGCGACAGCCTTACCGCTCGGGGTGAAACGCAATTCGGGATCTCGACCCAACGTGCCGGTCAACGTGACATTCGTGCTCATGTTTCCTCCTAGGCGACGCTCTGCCGCAACTCACTGCTTCGGATAACTATCCCCCGTTGACGTCGGATACTACGCCTCTCCGTAGGTCGAAGTCCACCCCAATAACCATCCCGCTCGAACCAAATTCCCCACTCCGCGCACGGCTCCCGCATCGGGCACCATTCACAGATTTCCTTGATCGTCGCATCAGCCTGCGCCGAGAAAGCATCGGGGAAGAAAATCTCCGGGTCAGTCGAACGGCAAGGTTCGCTGCCCGTGAATCTCGGGTACGAAGGTGGCTGGCTCAACATCCTCCCCTTTCTCCATACGGAGACGAATGAAACGATCTTCGCGAGTGCTGTTATCAGGCCGAACTCGATAACCGTTACGCCACACTACACCTGCTGCTACGCCATCGAAATACGATTTGTTGGGGCGTACCCATTCCATGCACTCGTCGGTGAATCGACAGTTACCGCATATGCGGAGCGCCTCGTGCGCGGCGGGGAACTTGTAGTGGTCGAACAGTGATGGGTCTTCACCTGTGCAGGCTGCTTGCGGTAGCCAACTCATGCGTGCGCCTGCATGTAGTGCTGATAGAAAACCTTCATGCCGCCTTTGCCTTCGACGTGGCATATGAAGCACGTCCAGTCACCCCGCATCGGCCTAGTGTGTACTAACCGGGGCTCGGTTTCAACGTTCTACTCGTCCCAGTCGTCGTATTCGTCGAAGAACTCGTAATCCTCGATCAGAGATTCTCGGCCACTGTCCACGATCCCGGTCATTCGCCACGGCGGCATATCGCTACTGAGGGGCGCTAGATGCGTGTCGCCGTCTTTGTCGATGTATTCGATGATCGTGACCCATGCGGTGATCATGACGGGGCCTTCAACGTCGATGAGGCCGTCGAACGCCCACAGTAGTTTCGCCTCTTGGGATGCTGCCGCGTCAGGACGGTCTTGTGCTTTGTCGCCCTTTTTCGCCATGAGTCAAGGGTAGAGGCTTAGCGGCTGTCGAGGGCAGCACAGTTCGCACAACCCTCTTTCTCTAACCGGGGTTTCCATGCGTAGAGGCCGCATCGTGGGCAGGCGACGACGTAGGCGATTCTGTCGGTGTAGGTCAGCATCCGAGGCTCCCTCCGTAGTACCAGTGTTTCGCGCCTTTGCCGTGGCGCCACACGGTCCAGAAAGCGGCATCCTGCCAGTAGCGGTTCCACTTGTGGATGGGCTTCTTGCGGAGCGCCTTGACTTCTTTCTTCATGTCGGCGTGCTCCGGCATCAGCATGTGTGTCAGCGATACGCGCCATTGGGAGTCAAGGAACTGATACGCGCCTCGGGCGCTCGACGTGCGATTGGCGGCACGGTAGTTGAAGCGGGACTCGCGGCGCATGATGCACTTGCGGGTGTTCTCGTATTTCGGGTTGTACCACTTGCCTGTGTACAGGCTCGGCTCGTAACCCTTCATGTCTTTGGCGGCTCCTGAGAGGGCCGCTGATTTCGTTTCGATGTCTGCGGAAGCGGTGGGCGTCAACAGCAGCGCTGCGGACAGCACAAGGCTCGTGAACATGAATATCCGATCACTCGGGGACAGGGACGCAGGTCAGCGGTTTCGCGGGGCTGACCCGTGGGCAGAGGCGCGGTTATTGGGCGCTACGACTGCTCGCATGTGTTCGAGTATGGCAGAAACCCAATAATCACGCCCTTTTTCGGGGGTGGGATATGTCACTGGCCGCGTTCGTACCAGTATTCCCAGCGGATCTGTCGGCAGTCTTTGCAGTCGCAGATTGTGTGGTCGTGTGTTTCGGGGGCGGTGAAGTTGTCCATGTCGTCTCCTCTCCAAGACGAGCGGTATCAGGCTGATACCAGTTTGCGGCGTCGTCGGCGTTTGCTGACGGGCGGGGTCGGGGGCTCGATGAGCGGGTTCGCGTATCGGCATAGGGCGCAGTAGCGGGAGCCTCGGGGTTCCCCGTGCTGGCAGTCAGCCTCGACGCACCATGAGTGGCGGTCGTTGCCGATCTCTACCCACACGGGGTCGAGGGGCGTCGCGCAGATCGTGCATGTATCCACGGTTTACCTCCCTGTCGAGGGGTTATGACAGAGCATACCTCAGGTTGTCTAACTCCCCGTTGATCCACTGCTCGAAGGTCTCGACCTGCTCGTCCGGCACGAACACGCCGATCGCTGTCGAGAAGACGTTCGAGGTGGGGTCGGTGATCAGAGCGATGTTGACGGGCGGCACGTTCTTGCCGTCGAACAGGCTCTCGGCCCATTCGTTGAACGCTTGCTTCCGGTCAGCGATCGGGTCGCCCCCGCCGCCTGTCGTCCAGCCGGACAGCACCTCGGTCCAGTCGTAGATGCTCGTTTCGTAGTAGCCACGCCAAGCGTCGGTGGACTTGTAGACGCGGTTCACGAGCAGGTCGCTTGTGGACTCGCCCCACAGATCCTCGACGAACCAGTCGCCGACGATGATGCGGTACGGGCCTTCGGGGGTGCGTTCGTAGTCGGGGCCCGTGAGCATGACGACGGAGCCTTCGTTCATGTCGGCGTGGTGGCAGGTTTCGCAGTAGGTGTTGCCGTTCGTTTCGCTGCCGTAGAAGATGTCGTCTTCGGTGTTGATGTCGTCGCTGCAGTGAGCGCACTTGGTCATGATCTCGTTCATGATGTCTCCCAGTGGGTTTCGGCTTCGGTCAGGGTCTTGAAGTAGCGCCCGTGGAATAGGGCGCCGTTGTCCCAATTCCACACGGCGAACGGGTGGACAGGGTGGGCTCGGGATGCGAGCACGCGGATGCTTCCGTGGTAGTGGTGGATGTCGAGGATGATGGCATCCCCCGTAGCGAGGGGGATGACATCTCCGATGGTGGGGATGGCGTGCATGTCATGCCTCCTTGGCTTCGAGGATCTCGACTCGGATGATTTCGTTTTTCCAGACGTAGCCGTATTTGTCGGCGGTGCCGATGATGTTGCGCTTGTTGTCGAAAGTTTGTGCTCGGGCTGCGGCTAGTGTGGGGCTTCCTGCCCATGATGATTCGACTTCACCGTTGCTCCATTCGGCGACGACGCAGTGTGTGTAGGTGCGGTTCTTCGAGCCGCGCTTGAATAGTTGGCCTTTGCTGTCGGTGGCGGTGTACTTGTTCATGTGGGTTCCTCTCCCTTGTGACTTACCCCGAGATTAGCATACGGGGGTTTAGGTGTGGGCGGCGATCCCGAGAGCAGCAGCCCTCCGCTCCCGAAACCAGTCCTCCCGAACCTTCGTCCACTCCAACAGATTGCAGTCCCGATGCTCGATCGTGAACTCGATGCGGCTGCGATAGCCCGTCGAGTGGTAGCGGTAGAAGCGCACGTCAGCGAGCCCGTCGCAGCCATCGCTCGGGCACGGGATCTGCTGATCCTCGTACTTCGCTGGCGTCTGCTCCATCGCCGCTCGGATGAACGCTCGATTGTCGGCGGCGCCCTTCTTCCAGCCGACGATCTTCTCGATCACGGGCTGTGCCTTCTCGGGCGCATCGCCGCGCACTCGAACGGCGACACCGTTGCGCTTGCCCTTGCTGTACACCTTCACGCCGATGGCCTTGTAGGTGTGCTTCAGGGCCCGCTCCGCTTCGGCGCCTTGCGTCACCTTGACGACGGCGAGCAGGGCACTTGCGAAACCGGGTCCGTGATCCCTGCAAAACCCGAACTCGGGATGCAGGCGGGCGACGTGGTGAGCGATCTCGTGCAGCAGGACCGCTTCGCTGCGGTTGCCGCCAAGGCTGATCATCCAGCCGCGTTCCTTTTTGATGCCGTGGTGGCTGTAGAAGTGTGCGTAGGAGCCGCCGCCCGATCCGGCTTCGAGGTCGATGTTCCGGTACTTGGGGAACGCGGTTTGGAAGCGCTTCGATTTCAGGATGCGCTTGTAGCGGGCGTCGAGTTTCTTGAAGGTGCTGCTCGTTTCTTTGGCGTATGCCTGCACGAGCGGGTCGACTCGGTAGATGTTGACTCGGGTCATGCTGCTGCCCCCCTTAGGCGTGTTTTGATGTGGACCGTTTTGATGTGGACGGGGTCGAAGGACTTGAAGCGCCCGTCGCTTGTGCGGGCGTCGACCCATGTTGAGGTGGGTGTGGTGACGTGGCGTGTGAAGCGGAAGCGTCCGCGTTGTCTGGCGACCTTGAATTCGGTGCCGGGTCGCAGGTAGCGCCCGTTGATTTGGATCTCGTCTGTAACTGTCCATCCGTGGGGGATGGCGGGGACGATTTTCTTGCGTCGTTTGGTCATAGGTTTCCCCTCCCGTCAAAAACCAATTCTACCATACCCCCGTTTCATGGTTCTGACGGGGGGTGTGCTACACTCGGGTTGTCACCACGGGAGAGGAGACCCAACATGAAAGACACCAGCCGCCAAGAACTACTCAGCATCGTCCGAGCCGCACTCGACGAGTACAGCGAGAACACCGTGGCGTGGTCGATCGCCGACGCCAACAACGGGCGCCCCGACGGCTACATCGTCACCGACGCCAACCTGCACCTGTTCCGTCAATACCGAAACAGCGTGTCACCGAACCCCAGCGCCTTGATCAAAGAGGCGCTCGACAGCAAAGAGGTGTCAGCATGACCCACATCATTCAGATCATTCAAGAGATGGGCATCACATCGAAGCCCTTCGCTGACACCGAGATCAACGTCGGCGACCCTGCCACCTTCTACGTCGGTAGCGACTCCTACGGATGCACCGTCACCGACGTCGTTCGATTCAAGAGCGGCGCACGCAAGGGACAGATCAAAGAACTGCAGGCCGGACGTTTCGGTCGCTTCCGCTCGAAGAACGGCTACTACCTGCAGGTCGACCAGTACGACGGACGCACTAAGTGGTACGCGAAACTCGTCGTCGGATTCCAGCGTGACTACCGCGACCCATCATTCTAAGGAGGAATCATGAGCAAACTCATCATCGAGATCGACCTCGACAACGACGCCTTCCAAGGCGCCTTCGGGGGTGAGGCCGAGGTGGCCCGCATCCTGACGAAGTACGCCGCCAACGCTGCCGAGTGGGGCGTCGGTTCGTGTGCCCTGCTCGACGTCAACGGCAACACCGTTGGCAAAGCGGCGGTGACCCAATGAGCCGTCACACCCTCGGAGGCATGTCGGATCTCACGATCCCCGAGTACGACACCCCGCCCCGCTGGACGACCTGCGTTGTCTGCGGCGGGGTCACGTCGCAGCCGCCGGTCTGTCACGATCTGCGCTGCGAAAACGCGCACTACAACCGAACAGTGACCCACGGATTCGACTACGTCGTCGACCGCTACGCATACTGCACCTGCGGGCGTCGATTCGGACCCGGCCCATACAAGATGAGGGCACTGAAAGCACACGCCCGAGAGGAGAACTAATGGATTACAAGATCATCTGCGGCGACTGCAGCAAACCACTGATACTCAGCAACTCACGATCAGCACGCGAGCACGCAGAAGGCGTGTACTCGTTCTTGTGCTCGACC